AGTTTTTTCCTATCAGTAGGAAAGGCTAGAGCAGCATCTGAACTTGCCAGAATGGGTTACCATGAAGAAGCAAGGTATTTAATGCTTACAGAAACTAAAGACCTTTAAGTGCATAAAATAATAATTATTATGAGGGGCAATTAATTTGCCCCTTTTAGCATTTAATGGTTTACAATAAGCCAAAAATAATATATAATGGTAATTAATTAACTTGAAGGGTTTAGTATGTCATTTTATTCGTCCGTAAATCGTTACGGTAATTCCATCTTGTACAGAGGGTACAATGATAATGGAGCAGCAATAACAAAAAGAGTTAAGTTTGAACCTACTTTATATGTGACATCACGTGAAGATAATCCTTCACATAAAGGACTTGATGGTTGGCCTCTGGCTCCAATGAAGTTTGATAAGATGTCTGAAGCTAAAGAGTTTATTGAAAAGTACAAGGACTTAGATAGTTTTAAAATATATGGTAACACAAACTATATTCAACAATTTATCACAGAACGCTTTCCTGAAGATATTAAGTTTCGACCATCACAAGTAAATGTGGTTAACTTTGATATTGAGGTTGCCTCATCAGAGGGGTTTCCTAGACCAGAAGAAGCATTATATCCAGTTATATCAATTGCACTCAAGTCAACTAAGTCCCGTATTTACAAAGTGTGGGGTTTAGGAGAATATGATCATGAGAAGACTGAACTTAATATGGGTGATGATATTATCCAATATATCAGATGTGATAACGAAGAAGAATTATTAACAAAGTTTATTAAGTATTGGACAGATAATCCACCAGACATCATTACTGGTTGGAATATAAGGTTCTTTGATGTTCCATACCTAATCAATCGTATTGCTAGAATTGGTTCAGCCGAAGCTGTCAAGAGAATGTCTCCTTGGAACTTAGTCAACGAACGTAATACTAAGATTATGGGTAGGGAACAACAAGGTTATGAATTAGTTGGTATTCAGCAAGCGGATTATATTGAACTATTTAAGAAGTTTGGTTATAGTTATGGCACTCAAGAATCCTATGCCTTAGATCATGTTGCTCACACTGTTCTTGGTGAACGTAAGCTATCATATGAAGAACACGGTAGTTTACATGAGTTATATAAAAATGATCATCAGAAGTTTATTGACTATAATATTAGAGATGTTCAGGTTGTACAACGTATAGATGAAAAGATGGGTCTGATTGCTTTAGTTATGACTATGGCTTATCGTGGTGGAGTTAATATATCAGACACTTTTGGTACTACTGCCATATGGGACTCAATTATTTACCGTGAGTTAAATCTAAAGAATATTGTTATTCCACCTTATATTGAAAAGCCAAAGCAGGCATACCCTGGTGGCTATGTTAAAGATCCTATGGTTGGTTCTCACGACTGGGTTGTATCATTTGATTTAAACTCTCTGTATCCTAATCTTATTGTCCAATATAATATGTCTCCTGAAACTCTTATGCCAGGATTACTAGATCATGGAGTTGATCGTTATCTTGATGGACCAGCACCAGAAAGTAAGTATTCTGTTGCGGCTAATGGTTCTCAATATTCTAAAGAAAAGCAAGGTGTTTTACCTAAGATTATTGTTGATTACTATGCAGAGCGTAAAGCAGTTAAGAAAGAAATGCTTATAACTAAGCAAAGGTATGAGAAATCACCTACAGTTGAAGATGAGAGAAAGATCAATCAGCTTGAGAATCAGCAGATGTCTATTAAGATCCTTCTTAACTCTTTGTATGGTGCTTTAGGTAACAGATACTTTAGGTACTATGATCTAAGAATGGCAGAGGGTATTACATTATCTGGTCAGTTATCTATCTTATGGGCAGAGAAGGCAATCAATGCCGAAATGAATAAGATACTTAAAACTAATGATAAAGATTATGTGATTGCAATTGATACAGACTCGCTTTACATATCATTCTCAGACTTGGTTAATAAACTTAATCCAGCAGATCCAGTTAAAGCATTGGATAAAATCTGTGAAGAACATTTCACCAAAACTCTTGCTGTGTCATATGATCAGTTGTACAAAAAGATGAATGCCTTTGACTCACGTATGATTATGGAAAGAGAAGTCATTGCTGATCGTGGTATCTGGACTGCGAAGAAAAGATATATACTAAATGTTCATAACAGTGAGGGTGTTCAGTATGATGTACCTAAACTAAAGATTATGGGCATCGAGGCTATCAAGTCATCTACACCAGCAGTTGTTCGTACTAAGTTTAAAGAAATATTCGGAGTTATTATTAACGGTACTGAATCAGATACTCAAAGATATATTTCTGACTTTCGTAAAGAATTTAATTCACTTGGACCAGAAGCTGTATCCTTTCCACGTGGTGTAAGTAATGTTACTGATTGGGTTGATAATAGAACAGTTTATAGAAAAGGCTGTCCAATCCATGTTCGTGGTGCTATTATGTACAATAATACTATCCGTGGACTTGCGCTAGATAAGAGGTATGGAGTTATTCAGAATGGAGAAAAGATTAAATTCTGTTATATGCGTCTACCTAACCCTATCAAAGAAAATGTAATTGGTTTTCCTAGCTATCTGCCTCAAGAAATGGGTCTGCATAAATACATCGACTATGATAAACAATTTGATAAAACTTTCTTAGACCCACTGAAGCCTATATTAGATGCTATCGGTTGGTCAGTAGAAGACACAATGACACTAGAAGACTTTTTTGGATAATAAAATTAATAAGGATTGATTAATGAAACTAATAGTTGAAAATATTGCCCAATGGCATAGAGACCGTAATCTAATTGACGGCAGTACAGATAAAGATCAATATATGAAATTGATACAAGAAGCTGGAGAACTATCTGATAATATATGCAAGGGCAAAGATATTCGTGATGATATTGGTGATATGATGGTTGTTCTTATTAATATTGCTACTCGTAATAAGTTATCTATTGAAGAATGTCTACAGATAGCATATGATGATATTAAAGACCGTAAGGGTAAAATGGTTGATGGTGTTTTTATTAAAGAAAGTGATTTACAATAGCATTAAAATGTGCTATAATAGTATTATATTAAGGAGAGATTATGACAGACTACAGCCAACCAAAATATCCTATCTATGTTATATCTAAAGGTAGAGCAGAATCACGCCTTACCTCTAAAACTTTAGATGAGATAAATGTTCCGTATAAAGTTGTTATTGAGGATTCAGAACATGATGCCTATGCGGCTAATATATCTGAAGATAAACTTCTGGTGATGCCAACTGACTTCAGAACAAATCCTAAGTTTAATTTTCCAGATGCGTCTGGTCGGATAGGTGGTTCTATTCCAGCTCGTAACTTTGTTTGGGAACACTCTATTGAATCTGGAGCAAAGCGTCACTGGATTATGGATGATAACATTAGACACTTCTATCGTCTGCTCCGTAATAAGAAAACCATTGTAACATCTGGTAATATTATTAGAGCATGTGAAGAGTTTACTGATCGATTCAAGAATGTTGCAATGTCTGGTATGAACTATCAATACTTTGTTCCAGCATCTCAAAAGAAAAAGAATCCTTATGTTTTAAATACACGTGTCTATAGTTGTATTTTATTGCGTAATGATATTGATTTACGTTGGCGTGGTAGATATAATGAAGATACTGATCTTAGCCTCCGCATACTTAAAGATGATCATTGTACTATTCTATTCAATACATTCTTATGTGGTAAGATGACTACATTAGTTATGGGTGGCGGTAATACAGATAATGTTTATATTGATGGAGATAATCGCCGTACATTTGCTGAAGCACTTAAAGAGCAACATCCAGATGTTACTGAAGTGGTTCAAAGATATAATCGGTGGCATCACCATGTAGACTACAGTGGCTTTGCTAAGAATAAGTTAATCTTCCGTGATGACTATGTAAAGAAAACTGGTATTAACGAAATGGGTATGGTTTGTAAGGCACTTACAAAAGAACAACATGCCTTACATAAAACAACCTTTGGAAATATGGAGAATAAATATTATGAGTAAGAATAATAAAGGATCTAATTTATTTGTATTAGATGGTCAAGAAGACGAGTGGGATTCAGTTCACTGGGAAGATATGCCAGAATTTGAACAAGAAGACCTAGACATCTATGGTTCTATTAATATTGCTTTCCGTACTGAAGAAGATTTTCGTAAGTTTGCAAATCTAATTGAACAACCAAGTATCTCTAAGAAATCTCGTGGTGTATATTATCCAGTTCGTGGTGAGAATGAAGCAACACTTCTTAGATGGATGGATGAAGATCAGGTATAATGTACCAGTTAACCATATTCAAAAGTCAGTATGATAATAAGACGCACCGTAAACTCAAGTTAAATACTTGGTCTGAGTTTACTGCGCTTCTTTATAATCTAAGTAAACAACCTAAGAAAGGTAAGAAAGATGCGGAACTTATTTCGCCGGCTGTATATAAGGCTGGTACTACTAGAGCCAACAAAAATGTTTTATCTTGGGCAAGTTGGGCTGCTATTGATGTTGATGATCATGTCTTCGAGGGGAACCTAGAAAATGCTCTGGCTAAAACTTTTGGTTCTTATGATTATGTTGTGTATAGCACTGCTTCAAGTACGGACTTACATCCTAAGTTTAGAATTGTATTCAATCTTGAAACAGAGGTTGAAGAACCTAGAATACGTCACTTCTGGTATGCTCTCAATTCCGAGCTTAACTCGATTGGAGATGCACAGACTAAAGACGTGTCTCGTATGTATTATATACCAGCTGACTACACTGACGCTAACAATTTCTTTTTCGTTAATAATGGTACTCCTATTGATGTTGATGCATTAACGGCAAAATGGCCTTATAACAGAGAAAGAGATTCAAAGAATTTTTTAGATAGATTGCCGCAAGAACTTAAAGATCAGGTTTTATCTTATCGCAAAGAAAAACTATCTAACACTAATTACACTTGGACAAGCTACCATGATTGTCCTTTCTGGCCTAAGAATTTGGCAACAGAATATCTTACTATATCATCCACTGGTTGGTATTCTAAGATGTATGCCATAATGGTAAAGATTGCAGGTAATGCAACTTACCGTGGTTATCCTATCACAGCTCAAGAGATTGCTGAACTATGTAAGCAATTTGATCTTGAAACAGGTAACTGGTATGATAATCGACCACTTGAGACTGAAGCAGACCGTGCTTTAGAATACATCTATAAAAATGGAGTTATGTAATGAGAGCTGAAAGAATGGAGAAGTCTAAATCTGCAAGAATACGCAGACGAGAACTAAAAAAAGTTATTGAAGATAGAACAGCAAGATTATATTCTAAACTGCGTAAATTAAGAAAATCTAAATAATTAACAAAATGGAGTAAATTATGATTACAATATTACTAACACTTATAACATCAATATTAAATTTATTTATAATATTTTCAATGGCATTGATATCATGGATTTTATTAACAAATTCAAAATCTAACATTGCAAAAGGAATGTTATTAGGAGCCATAGGTACATCATTAGGAGTTTGGATAATTCAAGCTACTCTTATGATATCAATACCCGCCTATTAAGTGTAACATATTTGTTACAATATAGTAATAAATATAAAAAAAGTTAAAAAAAGTAAAGAAAACACTTTACATCTATGTTTGTATGTGGTATATTAGTTATAGAAACAATAACTAAGGAATTATATTATGACAAATACTACTACAAAATCAAATGTTTTTAACTCAATGATGGAATTTACATCAACTAAGTTCGATAACTTCTATAAGGCTACTAACTCAGTTATACCTTGTTACTTAGAAAAAGTTGCAACTATAGGTTGGGTTGCTTCTTATGAAGATCCTAAGTGGAAGCAAACTAGTTTATCTGTTAAAGAAGCTACTCAGCTGTTTGGTACTAAAGCTGTAAGAGTTAAGAAAAATGCTCTTAATAACGGCAACGATATGATTGAAGTTCAAGATGGCTTCACATCTGATGAAAGAGAATTTGACACACCTAAGCAAGCTATTGCTTGGTTAGAAACTAAAGTTCCTTTCTCAATGAAATTATCAGAATTTAAATAAATCAATCAGAGAGGGTTTACAAAGCCCTCTCTTTATGCTATAATACCCTTTATAACACTTGGAGATTTATATTATGCCTAAGCCTACTATTGAAATTCAAATTAAAAAAGCCGGTACATATCTTGGTTACTTTACAATTGCTAAGCATACCACAAACATCAACAACGATAAACCTTCTCGTACATTTGAGAAATTAGTTTTTACTAAAGCTGATGGTATGGAAACACGTGACTATAAAGCAATGGGTGATATTGTATATGGTATGTATGTTAACGACAGCTTGGTCAAGATTGGTAAAGCTG